GCACGCGTCTCCGCGCCGATGTCGGGGCGGTCCTTGAGAATCGCGGCCTTGCGGTCCGATTCGCGCTCGGCCTCGAGGATGCGCAGGCGCGCCTCAAGTGATGCGGACGTGTGGGCGAGACTTGCGCCTGGAGTCGAAGCGCTGGCTTCGTCGCCATCGGGCTCTTTGTGCTTGGCCTTCTCCCCGTCCTTCTCGTCGCCGTCTGGCTCTTCCTCTTCCATCGCGGCGAGTGCCGCCTTGGCGCGAGACTTGGCCTTCTCGTCCGACTTTTCGTCATCGACGATTGCCTTCAGCGCCGCGCGCGCTTTCTCTTCTTCAGACATGGTTCCTCCGTCCTGCGCGAGGGGCGCAGCGCTACCGGCCGCGAGAATCGCGACTAGGTCATCAAGTGAGCCGACGCGGTCGGCGAGCCCTGCTCGCACCGCGCTTGCGCCCGCAAAGAGGGCGGCTTCTTGGCCACGCACGGCGTCGACGCTGAGCGGGCGATAGGTGGCGACGTGCGACGCGAAGACGGCCGCAAGCTCTTCGACACGGGCACGCACCGCAGCGCGTGCGCCGTCGGTGATGGCCATCGCGGGGTTGCCGTCGGTCTTGCGTGCGCCGCTCGCTACGAGCTCGATCGCGATGCCGTTGGCAGCGAGTGCCGCCGACTCATCGACCATCGTCTCGATGACACCAATCGAGCCAGCGATGCCAGCTTCAGGAATGGTGATCGTCTTGCCGATGCACGCGAGCGCGTAGCCCGCCGAAGCGCTCAATCCGTCGACGTAGGAGTGAACCTCAACGCCTGCGGCATCACACGCTGCGCGAATCTCCTTCGCCGTGTCGAAGCATCCGGACACAAGTCCACCAGGCGAGTCGACCGCGAGCACGATGGCCTTCGGTCGCATCTCGAGCACCGAGAGCACGCGCGCCTTGATTGCGTCGTAGGAGTCGAAGCACCAATCGCCGTGGTGCATCAGCGGTCCTTGCACCGAGACCACGACGACTTCGCCGCGCGTCTCGGCCGACGGTGCTTCTTCGACCACCGCAAAGAGCGCACCAAAGGCGCTGGGGGCGAGCGCAAGCGCGCCGCGTCCACGAGGCTCGAAGCGTTCGTGCTTCATGCGGCCTCGCGCTTGATCGGGACAACGTTTCCAGGCGCGAGCGCGGGCGCTGCGTTCGCTGCGCGCGCAAGCGTCGGGATGCCGAAGCGTGCGAGCAGCGTGGAGACGTCGATTTGAAGCGAGTGCGCAGCGAGGGCGGTGTCGAAGCTCTGAATCGCTTGCGCGATCATCTGCATCGCCGTGGCCTCGCTGCTCTTGTCCTTGGGCGGCGTGACATCCCACTCGACGACGATGCCGTCGTAGAGCGCTTCCTCGCCGAAGCGACGGATGAGCCACTGCGGCAGGCACTGCGTGTTCACCGTGTGCGCGAGCGTGTCGGCCGTCGCTTTGATGAGGTCGGCGCGAATGCTCTTGTGCACGTCAGCATTCGCGAAGCCGGTGCCTCCGTCCGTCGTGACCGTCTGGCCACAGATGGCGATGATGATCTCTTCGCTCTGCGCAGAGGCGGTTCGCTCAAAGGCCTCGTGCCCGCGGCCGTTGCTCTCGACGAGCTTCACATCCCAGCCAGGAGTGAGCGAGAAGACCGTGTTGATGCCCCACGCCATCACACGGCGGAAGAAGCCGTCACGCTGCTCTTCGGTGGAGCCGAGGGGGGCAACGGCAACGCGTGCTGGATTCGCCAGCTTTGCGAGCCAGTTGTCGAGGTGAAGGCCTGCGTGGTCCTTCCGGATGTAGGCGCGGCCTACCGCTCGCCAAAGGCCCCATTGCCACGGTGCATGGCGTCCACCCGGTGTGTGCAGGACCCAACGTCCGTCGCCAGGCGTGATCGGCAGCATCCCGATGATCGAGCGGTAGTACCAGCGATTTTCGCTCCACACGTAGAGCAGGAACTCGGGGTTGAGCCTGACGAACACGGGGTAATCGCGGCCGATCACCTCCTGAAACTCGCCAACGCCAACGCCCAAGAGCACGCCATCCGCGGCGAGCTTTTCGAGCTCACTCGGAGGAAGCATTTCGTCGAAGATGGAGCGCGCCTCTTCAACGCCAGACTCAATGGCCTGCACGTACTCAGCGCGGCCACGGAACTTCTTCGGCAGACGCACGAGGCCGCCTGTGCGCGTCGAGAGCGAGCCCGAGACGATGCCGTCGCGCATCGCTGCACGCATGAGCTGCGCAGCAAGCGAGAGCTGCCCGCGGTCAGCCGCGTGCTCAGCGTCTTCGAGGTCTGCGAGGTACCAGCGCGTTCGCGTGGTCGGCAGTGGTGAGATTTGGCCACCGAAGCGTTCGCGGGCAGCGTCCACTGCGGAATCGCCCAACGACGGCAACGCCGCTGGGGGCGCCTGATAGGCGGAGATCCCGAGCAGCGCAGCAAGCGCGGTGACGATGCGGCTCACCCGCTGACGATGCGGGCCTCACGTCACGCGAACACGCAACTACCGACCGACACCCGCGCGGGCGTCAGGTGTCCATGCATCCTCGGGAATCCCATAGATTTCATGCAGTCGACGCCTTGCCTCCGGGCCTGGCTTCCCTTCGCCCGAAGCCCATCGAGACACGCGTCCCTTGTGGACGGCGCAGCGTGCCGCGACGAAGGTCTCGGTGGTGCGCTGAAGCACCGCGAGAAGGGCGCGACGACTTGGCGTCATGCGCCCGTTCCCAGCCGGAGAACCATCATCGGGCTGCGGACTCCAAGCCGGTACCACAGCACGGCCGTGCGTCCCGCTGCAACCGCCTCACGAGCCATGTCCTCATGCTCGGGACCCGGTTCGTCCATGTTGTCCCCTGTCTCTCTGGAGATGTAGGCCGCGAACGCGGCAGCAAAGACAGCCCGCTCGTCCGCGGTGCGATTCTGGTGCTTCACGAACACAATCGCGATCTCTGGCTTCATTGCTTCGATCGCAGCGTTTTCCTGCTCGTCGGACAGGGTGATGCCTGTCGCATCGACCGCAGCGGCGAGCGCGCATTTCGCCCAGTGTGCTCGCTTCTCGTCGTGTTCGTGCAGTGATGTTTTCTTCATCTTGAAACCGTGGAACACGAGGCGTCTCAGGGCGCGAACAATGTCACTCTTGCCGAGAGTGACATTTGGCTTGCGGAACTCGCGGAGCCTTTGGAGAGGCGAGGGCGGAAATGGTTTCAATCATGCGCTGGTTGGTCGGGGGGCCTTCAGCGGTCCACTTCTCCATCGCGTCTCGGATGCGATGAGCCGACAGACTGCGGACCGAAGAGGGGTCCTTCAGGAAGTTGTCCAGGGTACGAGGGTCAACTCTCGCAACGAGTGCAAGTGTGCGCTTTGTTGTTGGGTCAAGCTGCGGCGATGTTGTGTTCATTTTGAAATCCTGCGAGGTCCTTTGGAGGCGTGCCCGGGATCTACTTCCCGCTCATCGCGAAGCCAGACATGTCTCACTCAGGCGCCGAGTGAGACGCATGACACCCGATCGCGTTGCTTCCCCTCAGAAGCGCGAGGTTGTTCTCAATGCCCCATGCGCGAAGCTCCGCGCGCCATGTTGGATCGTGCTGCATTGCGCGACGGTGCGCACGGTTGAGTCTCACGCGGAAGCGGCGCGTCGCGCGTCGTGAGCGATGCCTGATCGGCGTGTAGTTCAGAATGGCCATTAGTCGTTCTCCAGTTCCGCGAGGAGCGCAGGGGCATTGACGCTAAATCCGGTCGCGCGAATCTCTTCGACGACGTCCATGAACGGCGGAAAACAGTCGGCTTCCCGGTCGTGCTCTCTGCCAACGGCGATGCCCTCCAACGCGTCGTCGAGGCTCGCGGGGTCGAGATTGAGCGATTCCACGAAGGCGATGAACTCGGCACCGCTGACGCAGGGAACCACTTTCGTGCGCTTGGTCGTCATCGCTACCTCCATGCGCTCTCGGCATCGTAGGGGTCCATTGCTTGCTCGCTCTCGTCGTGCTGCGCGTGCACATGGGCCACGTGCCCGGTCGCCGTCGTCATCCGCTGCGTTGGCGCGGGCGCATCGGGACGCGCGAAGCCAGGCCGCAGCCACGCAGGCTCCCACACCGACAAAGCAAGCGCGTCGTAGCGGTCGGGCGAGCGGTCGAGCAGCTTGCGAATCTCGTCCTTCGGCGTGACCTTCTGACGCTCGCGCGAGTCCACAACCCACCGCAGCGTGTGCAGCTCAGCCGCAAGTTTGGTGTCTTCGGGGATGGCGCCTCCTTCGCGCATCCACGTCTCGACAGCAACAGCGAGCTCGTCGCGCACGGTGCCGTATCGGTCGGGCTGGCGCACGGCCTTCTCGCCGCTTCGCACGCCAAGCAACAGGAACGGAGGCTCGGCGCCCACGGACTCATACGAGCCGAGGTGCGAACGAAGGGTGCCGTAGAGCTCGGCGCCGATCGATCCGCTGCGGTCGATGACGACGACGGGCCGCGTGTCCTTCGCGCGGTCTTCCGGCTCTTCCAGGTCCGCGATGAGCCCGAGGATTTGCACCTGATGCGCGTCGGCGGTGAGGCCTCGCATCGTGAGCAGCCGAAGCACCTGGAGCCCGCGGCGCGCGCAGATGGCGGTCTCGTCGCCCGTGCCCGTTGGGCCTGCGGGGTCGACGCCTACAAAGAGCCGGCCGCGGAACTTCCGGTCTGCGGCAAGCTCCATCTCGATCTCGTGCCACCGCTGCTCAGCGCTCACGATTGCGTGCACCGAGAAGATGCACCCGTCTTCGCTCTCGGCGTGCTCGCCCTTCACGCGGATGAGGTACTGCGGCGAGGTCTCGCCCCACTCGAGCTTCTTCTCTTCAATCCAATCGCGCTCAGCGAGGCCAGGCACAAGGCACTGACCTGTGATTGCGTTCGGCGTCTCCTCGCTTGAGACCGTGATCGTCTTGTAGAGATGCTTCTTCTTCGTGAACGCTTCGTAGTGCTCGCCGCTCGTTCGCGTTGGATTGCCGATGAGGAGGATGGAGGCACCGCCCGCCCTGTTTCCTTCAATCGCTTCGTAGATGACATCGGGCACGCCTGACGCCTCGTCGACGATGTAGAGCAAGTGCTTGCCCGATACACCAGCGACGGCCTCGGCCTCGCGCGCAGTGAAGCCAGTGATCTCGCGGAAGTCATCGCTTTTGAGCCCGGTGCGTGCGAGCTCGCCGCAGACAACGTGCACATCGTCGACGATGATCGTCGAGTGTGGGCACGGCCGCGGAATGCGGCGCCCGTCAGGGTCGGCCGCGATGCACACCAGGCAACGACCCGAGCGAGCAAGACGCATGCGCAGTTCGCGCCACAGAATCGCATCCACCTGGCGCGATGTCGTCGACGTCATGACGACGCGGGCGTCGGGGTAGCTGGCTTAATACCAAAGCGCGAGAGCGGCCGCGCACGAGCTCTTGCCGATCTTGTGACCCGAGCGCACCGCGACGCGTCGGTTGTCTCGCACCGCTTCGAGGATTTCGATCTGCTTGGCCCACGGCAAGAACCCGAGCACCTCGCGACAGAACGCTGCCGGGTCGTCGCGGAAGCGAGTCGATGGGAAGATGATGCGGGACTCGGCCGACACCATCGCAAGCAGCGCTTGCGCGAGGTCATCGGCAAACGTCACGGACTGCGCCGCGGCCCTCCGCTTCGCAACCTCGGTGGAGCGAGACGCGGTCATGCATTCGCCTGCTGAAGCGCATCGGCCACAGCTCGAGCGGCATCGGGGAAGGGCCGGAGGGCGTCGAGCATCGTGGCCCGTAGCCGTTTCCACGACGCGTGCTTCGTGATCGCCGCAGCTTCAAAGAGTGCATCTTGCGCCTCGATGCGCGCCTTCAGCGCGAGCGCCTTCGTCTTCGTGTCGCGAATGCGAGCGAGCTCGGACGGCAAGATGTCGCCCTCGGCATCAGCATCGAGGTCACCGAGCAACTGCGTGACCTCATCGAGGGTCGACGGGCGCCCCGATAACGTGACCGGCGGAAGCGGAGCCGAGGGCAACGGGGCCTTTGCCGGACGCGGTGACGGTCGGTCGACCGGCGTGCGCTCCCACGATTGCGCCGGAATGGCCGTCGCTCGCTCGATGGCCGCGCGCATCTCCGGGCCGGGGGTCTTCTGCCCGGTGCGCCAGTAGTTGACCGTCTGCCGAGACACGCCGATGCGCTCGGCCAGTTCGCCGGCTGAATGCGTCAGCGCCCGAAGCTGCCGTTGCCCTTCTGACTGCGGAGGTGACGCGGCAGGTGTCACAGGTGTCGCGGGTGCAGGTGACACCCCGTCGTCGTCCGGAGAGGCGTCCGCAGGTGCTCTCGTGCCTACATCACGCGCCATGCTGACACCCTCCCGATCGCGTGGAAGTTGGCCGGAGTATTTTCTCGCCGCCCACGGTACCTG